GTATACTTGTAAGTCCTAAAATTAATATTGATGTAAAAACAATTTTATTAAAATTCATTTTCATATACCCTCCTAAACTTAAAATCCGCTAATTTCTTCGACTTCAAAAGATGTAGCGTTATATTCAATTACCGGTGCTTGAAATTTCCAATATTTACCTGGTCTAAAATTATTTATATTACTAAGGGTGCTACCCAGTAATATTCCATTTGCATCGTATAAATTTATACCAACTTGTGCGTATGTGTATGTATGAGAGCTATTGTTTTTTATAGTTCCGCAAACTCCTCTTGCCCCAAAATCTAAATGGCATTTGTAAGCTTCTATAAGTTCTAAATTTTTTGTAGTTGGTTGTGAAGGTTTTGAAACAGGAAAGTAATTGTTTATAAGAAATAATAATAGTTTTGAAACTAAATAAATTGATAAAATACCAGTAAAAAAATTTTTTTTATCAAATAAATCAACATTTAAGGTGCATGAAAAAATATATATAATTATAGCGGAAATACTACCAACAATAAATCCAATTATAATATCATCTGCCATAAATTCTCCTTTTAATGTATAGCTACATTAATTTACTACACTATACCATCTATAATGTATAAATGCAACAAAGAGATTACAAATCGACATATTTCGCAAAAATTTTGGGTGAAGTAGTTAAAGAATTCAGGATTAAAAATGAGAGAGGTTCTATTAATAAACTTGCCCATGAATATGATTTGGATGTCGGTAATACAAGCAGGATAGAAAACGGTTTGATAGATTCAAAAGTTATAACTCTTTGGAAAATTGCAGAAGCTTTGCAGATTAAATTGTCTGAATTAATAACAATTCTTGAGGAAAAACTAGGGGAAGATTTTCATTTTTTTGATGAATAGTTTATGAATTTAACTACTCTCATGTACTATTTCAGCGACTGAAATAGGGCATGAAAAGTTGCTGTTTTTTTGAAAAATAAGTTACAATAGTTTTTTGTACAAAAAAAGAAAGGAAATTAAATACAAAAAACAAATTTAATTGTAACCAATTTTCAAACAACATCTCTTGTTCCATACGAAAAGAATGCTAAAATTCACAATAACAAGCAGATTAAACAAATTATGGAATCTATTAAGGAGTTTAATTTTACTAATCCGATATTGATAGATGAAAATAATGTTATTTTAGCAGGGCATGGTCGTTTTTTCGCTGCTCAGAAATTGAAATTAAAAGAAGTTCCTGTTATAAAATTGGATTATTTATCAGAAGCACAGAAAAAAGCTTATAGAATAGCTGATAATAAATTAACCGAAAACGGAAACTGGGATTATGATTTATTAAAATTAGAATTTTGTGAATTGGAAAAGTTAAATTTGGATTTTTCACTTGATATTACAGGATTTGAAATGGCACAAATTGACGTAATTCTTGATGATGATAATTCCAGAAAAGATATCAATATCAGTAAAAAACTAAATACCGTACCATATATTTTGGAAAAGGATATTGTCACAAAGACAGGTGATATTTGGATTTTGGGTAATCATAAGATTATTTGCGGGAATTCGCTTGAAAAAGAAGTTTTTGAAAAACTTTTTGAAGATAAACAGGCTGATATGGTTTTTACTGATCCGCCGTATAATCTAAAAGTTGACGGACAAATTTGTCGTGTTAGGAAGAAACATTACAAAGAATTTGCGATGGCTTCCGGAGAAATGAATTCAGAAGAATTTAAGAATTTTTTGTATAAAAGTTTTTCTTTATTAAAAGAATTTTCAAAAAATGGGTCTTTGCATTATATATGTATGGATTGGCGTCATATTGCTGAAATTATCAATGCGGGAACAAATATATTTGATGAATTTAAAAGTTTATGTGTATGGAATAAGGATAATGCAGGCATGGGAAGTTTTTATCGTTCAAAGCATGAGCTTATTTTTATTTTTAAAAATGGAACTAAATCAAATATAAATAATATCCAGCTTGGAAAGCATGGCAGAAACAGAACTAATGTTTGGGAATATCCGAGTGTCAATGCATTTGGTAAAGAAAAAACAGATTACCATCCGACAATAAAGCCTGTTGAAATGGTACAAGACGCAATCCTTGATGTAACTAAAAGAGGACAAGTTGTTCTAGATACATTTTTAGGCTCTGGTACAACTCTTATAGCATCGGAAAAATGCGGTCGAATTTGTTATGGGATTGAAATTGAACCAATTTATATTGATATAACTATAAAAAGATGGCAGGAATTAACAGGCAAATCTGCATTTAATGTTAATCAAAACAAAACTTATGATGAATTATTAAATGAAAGGAAAAATAATGGATAAAGAATATGAAGTAGGATACGGCAAACCGCCTAAAAAATACCAATTTAAAAAGGGGCAGTCCGGTAATAAAAACGGAAGACCTAAAAATAGTAAAAATACTTATGTTTTGCTTGATGAGATTTTAAGTCAAACAATTCCGATTACTGAAAACGGGAAATTAATGCATATATCTAAAAGGAATGCTGTTTTAATTCAACTTGTCAATAAAGCTGTAAAAGGTGATTTGAAAGCTACAAATGCTTTGTTGCCTCACATGCTTATGGCTGATGCTAAAGAAGAAGATAAAGAAAAAATCTTGTCAGCTTTAAATAGAGATGATGAAAAAATCATTTCAAATTATTTAAAAAGATTATCAGATTTTAATGAAATTAAAGGAGAAAATAATAATGAATAAAGATATTTTGAATGCAATTTTAAGAACTGATTTTAAATCATTTGTTGAAAAAGTTTTTAATGAAGTTTCGCCGAGTGCTTTATATATGGATAATTGGCATATAGATTTAATATGCAGTGAATTAATGTCAGTTGAAAATGGTGATCATAACAGGTTGATTATAAATTTACCGCCACGTTATATGAAATCTATAATTTGTTCAGTAGCTTTTCCCGCCTTTATTTTAGGTCATAACCCAAAAGCTTCACTTGTATGTGTTAGTTATAACGATTCACTTTCAGAAAAATTGGCTTTGGATTGTAAAAAAGTTATAGAATCAGAATGGTATAAAGAATTGTTTCCTCAAACAAAATTAAGTAAAAATAAAAAGGCAGTTTTGGATTTTGAAACAACTGACGGAGGCGGTCGTTTTTCAACATCTGTAAATGGAACATTAACAGGCAGAGGCGGTGATTATTTGATTATAGATGACCCTATAAAACCTACGGATGCAAATTCTGATTTACAAAGAAATAAAGTAAATGAATGGTATGGAAATACTTTGTATTCAAGATTAAATAACAAAAATACATGTAAAATTATTGTTGTAATGCAAAGAATTCACGAAGAAGATTTAACAGGTTATTTATTAGATAGTGATGAAAATTTTAAATTAATTAAAATTCAGGCAATTGCAGAACAAGACGAAAAATGGATGATCCGTACAAAATATGGTGATAAAATTATTGAAAGAAGTAAAGGCGAGGCACTTCATCCTGACAGGGAAAATATTCATCGATTGGGAAGTGTTAAAGAGTATATGGGTGAGTATAATTTCGCAGGTCAATATCAACAAAATCCCGCACCAAAAGATGGCGGAATTATTAAAAGAAAATGGTTTAAAAAATATGATAAAGAAGAACTTATTAAAAGTATTAATGACGGTTCAATAACGATAACCGGAGTAATACAATCTTGGGATACTGCTTGTAAAATAGAGCAACATAATGATTATTCAGTTTGTATTACTGCATTAAAAGATATAAATGACAGAACTTTTATTTTTAGTGTATATCGCAAAAAATTAGAATTTCCTGATTTAATCAAACAGATTATTGCCATGCATAATCAGGCTAAAGAAAGATTTAAGAAAAATGTCAAAATTTTAATTGAAGATAAAGCTTCAGGTACACAAATAATTCAAACATTAAAAAAGGATTATTGTATAGTTCCCGAAGCAATAAAACCTGAATATGACAAGCAATCAAGGTTGATGGGAGTATCTCATTTAATAGAAAATGGCAAATGTTTATTTCCTAAAAAAGAAGAATCGTGGTGGATGGATTTTGAAAATGAATTATTGAGATTTCCAAAAGTTAAACATGATGATCAATGCGATGCTTTAAGTCAATTATTAAATTATAATCACCATGTTTGTATTTATGATGCTCTTTATACAAATAATGAATATTTGTTATCTAATTTATTGAGTCGAACAAGATTTAGATAAGTTTTATGTCGGAAAGACTTGACTTATCTATATAAGCGAGCGACTAATGTAAATATGAATAATTTAAAATCTTTAACTACAAAAGAACTTCAAAATAAATGGCAGGAAACATTTAAAACCCCTGCACCGAAAGGTTATACCAAATTATATCTGATTAAGGAACTTACCTTTCATCTGGAAAATAAAAAGTTGTCAGGTAAGTTGCAAAATCAGATAAACACTCTTGTTCAAAATTATGAAAAGACAAAAACTGTTAATGTCAAAAAAATCAAGAAGTTTGACGTGACAATTGGAACCAAATTTATTCGTGAATTTAAAGGCGAAAAATACGAGGTTATCGCAGTTGAAGGCGGTTTTAGTTTTAATGATAAGTTATATAAAACTCTCTCTGCCGTCGCAAATGTAATAACCGGTACGCATTGGAATGGGAAAAAATTCTTTGGGGTCGCCAATGGATAAGAAACTAATAAGATGCGCTATTTACACAAGAAAATCGACAGAAGAAGGACTTGAACAAGACTTCAACTCACTTGATGCTCAATGTGAAGCCTGCGAGTCTTACATAAAATCTCAAGTACATGAAGGTTGGATTTTGGTTGACAAACAATACAATGACGGGGGATTTTCGGGCGGCACAATGGAAAGACCAGCATTTAAAGAACTTTTAAAGGATATTGAAAATGACGAAATTGATATTGTAGTGGTATATAAAGTTGACCGTTTAACCCGCTCACTGATGGATTTTTCAAAAATTATTGATGTATTTGATAAGCATAATGCATCATTTGTATCAATTACCCAGCATTTTAACACAACAACTTCAATGGGGCGATTAACCTTAAATATCCTGCTGTCTTTCGCCCAATTTGAACGTGAAGTTACAGGTGAAAGGATTCGTGATAAATTTGAGGCTTCACGTAAAAAAGGGCTTTGGTTGTCTGGAGTTTGTCCTTTCGGATACGAAAAAGATGATCATCATATGCTGCACCCGCAACAGCCTTATGCTGATAATGTTCAAATAATTTATGAATCTTATCTTGAGATAAAGAATGTACTCAAATTAAAAAAATATCTTGCAGAAAAGAAAATATTAACCAGAAACGGGAAAGAATTAGCTAAAGGAAGTTTATACCACATACTTTCAAATAAAGTTTATTTGGGCAAGATTGTACACAAAAACAAAGAGTATGACGGTTTGCATGTGCCAATTATTTCGGAAGAATTGTTTAATAATGTGCAAAATTTATTAAAAGCCAATTCAGTTCAAAGAAAGCATTCAACTAATGCTAAAACTGGCTCCTTATTGGCGGGTTTGTTATATGACGATAAAGGTAATAAGATGTCTCCATCATATAGTAGCGGGAAGGGGAAGCAATATAGATACTATGTAAGTCAGGCAATTAAAAATCCTGTTGATTATGAACGCGGAGAGATTACGAAAATCTCGGCAGGCGAGATTGAAAATTTTGTACAAAATGATTTAACAAAGTTATTAAAAAATACACATAAGATGCAGGCATATCTTGAAAACTATTCTGTCGAGCAACATAAATTAATGTTGAATTTAATGAAAGTTTACGAATCTGATAAGGTATTTTTAAGGACAGCAATCAAGCGGGTTGACCTGAATGTTGATTCTATAAGTTTAAGTTACGATATAGCCTATATTGTAAAACTCTTTGCTACACTGGCTTTTAATGCAGAATTTAATCATACTGAAGAGGATGAACAAATAATAACAAACCGCATTGATGTGAGAATTTCTTTGACTCCGCAACGGCAAAATAAGATAATAATTCCAGGCAAAGCGAATTATGATATGAAATTGATTCAGGCGATAGTAAAAAGTTTTTGGTATAACAAACTTGGAGCAGAGCGAAAACTCCCGATTGAAGCGAGAAATGGCAACAACAAACGACTGCGTAAACTAAGATTTCTACCGCCTGAGATAATCGAAAGCATAATGAATGGTACGCAAGATCCTGAATTAAATGTGAAAAAATTGATTGCGATGGCTGAAAAGTGTTGTAAATAATTAAAATATAATTAATTCTTTATAAATCTTTCATTTAAACTTATATAATATTTTTATGACATTAAAAAATACTTGTAAATTTTGTGGACAAGAAAAGAAACTAATCAAAGCACATATTATACCTAAAAATTTTTATCTTGATTATAAAAAAGAGCAATATATGAGTGTAGATTCTTTGTCTGGAAAATTTAAAATTCAACAAAATGGGGCTTATGATAAAAATATTCTGTGTTCAGATTGTGATGGAAAAATTTTAGGGAAATTTGATAAAGAAGGGTATAGAATTTTATTTGAAGAAATCAATAAACATTCAGTTAAAATGTTTATTGATAATGCGATTTACTACTTAACGTCTAAAGATTATAATTATGAATATTTAAGAAAATTTTTTATTTCAATATTATGGAGAGCATCAATATCATCATTACCTGATTTTAGAGATATTCATTTAGGTCAATATGAACAGAAAGCTTTTGAAATTTTACAAAATAAAGAAGTTTATGATAATTTGTTTAAAATATTTATTTTTAAATATCCTAATGGTAAAGACTTTAATAAATTTATCTTTATTTCAAAGGCAAAATTTTATAATCGTAGAGCATATGTAATTAATATGGCAGGATATTTTATTACTGTTATTTTAAATGGTCGCAATCTAATATTTAATAGTAAACTTAATCCTATTAATGATATGATACTTAATAATAAAGGTTTTTATGTTGTAGAAAGTATTGAATTATATTCACAACATTACCGTTTAGCAAATAAAAAAATGCATGAAATGTGGCTAAAAGGATATAAACCTCCATTTGCTCCTAAGTTGTAGAAAAAGGACTCTTTTTATTTGCGGAAAGAGAATTTGGGGCAAATGAGATTAAATTCTCTAAAATTCAAACTAAGCATATTCTCTTAAATTGGCGAAAGCCCGCACGGTGCGGGAAATTTCGCATTAAAAAAGAGCGCTATTGAGCTCTGTAATTATTAATGGTGGAGACGAGGGGAGTTGAACCCCTGTCCA